CAGAACCTCAGTTATTATCTGAGAATGATTCTGGTGAGGTTATAACTAAAAGGAGTAACCCAGAGATTCGTTTTGAACCTTGGGCACCTTTATCAAAAGACCGTAGCATTATGATGAAACTTGAAGAAGTTGTCAGTGCATACGAAACCTACCCTGAGGTAGAAGAAAAGTACAACAAAATTGTGGAGGCAGAAAGTGGAAGAGGAAATGATGCAACAGGAACTACGTTTGATCCTCCTCAAGGATCGCAACGAGTTCCTTCTGGGGAAGATAACGGAACTGGACGAGGAACCATCGATCCTGATAGAGAACTGTTATGAAGTCAGAGGTGATGAGGATATAGTTCCTTTTCCTCCTTACTCAACACAGCGTGACTTGTTCTTGACAAGTGACGTAATTTTTACTATACTAGAACCAAGTGAAAAACTTGTAGGGATCTACAAAAAATTATAATGAGTTCTTTTTATACGAACATCCAACTGGCAGGAGATACAATCCTGTACAGAGGATACGAGGATGGTGAACCAGTTCAGTATCGTGCTAACTTCTCACCAACCTTGTATACTCTATCAAGAAACAGAGAGAAATGCACCACATTAGATGGTAGATATGTCGCACCTATACAGTTTCAGACAGCAAGAGAAGCAAGAGAGTTTATCAAACAATATGATTCAGTTGAAAACTTTGAAGTTCATGGTTACGAAAGATTTGTCTATCAATATATCCGTAGAGAGTTTCCTAAAGAGGTAGATTATCATATTGATCAGATGAGAATATATGCATTGGATATTGAGGTTCAATGTGAGAATGGATTCCCGAATGTAGAAGAAGCAGCAGAAGAAATGCTGTCTATCACCATCAAAGATATGGTGACTAAGAAGTATATAAGTTGGGCAACCAGAGAGTTTGAAGCACCTGATAATGTAGAAGCAAGAATATTTTGGACAGAGAATGAACTACTAGAAAACTTCCTAAAGTGGTGGACAGAGAATACTCCTGACATACTTACAGGATGGAATGTCAACCTTTATGACGTTCCGTACATTGCTCGTCGTGTAAATAGAGTGTTGGGGGAAAAATGGATGAAGAGTCTATCCCCATGGAACAGAGCAAATGAAAGGGAGGTTTATGTCCAAGGAAGGAAGAACTATGCTTATGACCTTAGTGGGATCAATATCCTTGACTATCTCGATCTTTATCGTAAGTTTACTTATAGTAACCAAGAGTCATATCGCTTAGACCATATTGCTTTTGTCGAACTAGGTCAGAGAAAGGTTGATCACAGTGAGTACGAAAACTTCAAGGACTTCTACACAAAGGATTGGCAGAAGTTCATGGAGTACAACATTCAAGACGTTGAGTTGATTGACCGTCTTGAAGACAAAATGAAGTTGCTAGAACTAGCAATCACAATGGCATATGATGCCAAGGCAAACTTTGAAGATGTATATTCACAGGTAAGAATGTGGGATACAATGATCTTCAATTATCTTGCCGACAAAAACATTGTACCACCACCTCGTAAGGGTGGTAAAAAGAAAGACGAAAAGTATGCAGGTGCCTATGTCAAAGAACCGATTCCTGGAAAGTATGATTGGGTGGTCAGTTTTGATCTCAATAGTCTGTACCCTCATCTTATTATGCAATACAATATCTCCCCAGAAACCCTCAAGGATGACAGACATCCAACAGCAACGGTTGATAGAATCCTTCAAGAAGAAATAGATATAGGAAAGGATTGTACAGTATGTGCAAACGGTGCTCAGTATCGTAAGGACATACACGGATTCCTACCTGAGATGATGCAGACAATCTACGATGAACGCACCATCTACAAGAAAAAAATGTTAGTATCAAAACAGAAGTATGAAAAACAACCAACCGAACAACTCAAACGAGACATCTCAAAGTTCAACAACATCCAGATGGCAAGAAAGATTCAACTTAACTCTGCCTACGGTGCTATCGGTAACCAATACTTCAGATACTATAATCTTACGAACGCTGAAGCGATCACACTCTCAGGACAAGTCTCAATCCGATGGATAGAGAACAAGATGAATGCATTCTTAAACAAAACACTTAAAACAAAGGAGACTGATTATGTTATTGCTGCTGATACCGATTCCATTTATCTTAATTTGGGTCCTCTGGTTCAAGGTGTATACAAGGGGAGAGAGAAAACTGATGAAGTCGTTGTGCGGTTCCTTGACAAGATCTGTAAGTTGGAACTTGAACCTTTTATTTCGCGTTCTTACGAAGAACTGGCAGGGTACGTTAATGCGTATGAACAAAAAATGATAATGAAGCGAGAGAACATCGCATCATCTGGTATATGGACAGCAAAGAAAAGATATATTCTAAACGTATGGAATAGTGAGGGTGTTCAATACGAAAAACCCAAACTAAAAATTATGGGTCTGGAAGCAGTAAAGTCATCTACACCTATGGCATGTCGTAATGCTATTCGTGAATGCCTTGAGGTTATCGTCAACAAAGATGAGGAGGCAGCACAGGCATTCATTAAAGACTTCAAGAAAAAGTTTTCATCGTTGCCTGTTGAAGACATCTCATTTCCTCGTGGATGCAATGGGATAAATAAGTGGGCGAACCCGACAACAATCTATAGTAAAGGCACACCAATACACGTTAGAGGTGCCTTATTATATAACTTCTACAACAAGAAACACAAACTAACACACAAGTATCCTCTCATACAAGATGGTGAAAAGATAAAGTTTGTTTACCTCAAGACACCAAACAAGATGAGTGAGAATGTGATGAGTTATCTCAATACATTTCCTAAAGAGTTTGAACTTGACAAACATGTAGATTATGATATACAATTTACAAAGAGTTTCCTTGACCCAGTAAAAGTTATACTCGATACGATTGGTTGGCAATCCGAAAAAGTAGCATCATTGGAGTTTCTATTCACATGAAATATGTTGTTGAGTATCAACGAGCGTTTGGGCAACCAGATAAAAGAGAACAAGTCTTTGACGATGAGTCAGAAGCAAGATGGTTTGAACGTGCCATGAAACGTACTAACTTTATAACTAAAATTACGGAGGTAAATGAGTGAACTTTTTAAAGGATGTTGCAAGTGAAATTGGTAATGAATATGCTAGTCTTGTATCCGACGGTGTTTCAGCAGGAGATACTAGCGGTTACATTGACACTGGTAGTTATATCTTTAATGCTCTCTGCTCTGGAAGCATTTATGGGGGTGTACCAGGCAATAAGATCACTGCTATCGCAGGTGAGTCTAGCACTGGTAAAACTTTCTTTTGTCTTGGCATTGTTCAACATTTTCTTGAGTCTAATCCAGACGCAGGAGTAATATATTTTGAGTCTGAATCTGCTATATCAAAGCAGATGATCGAAGATAGAGGTATAGATTCTAATCGTATGTTGATTGTACCTGTGACTACAGTACAAGAGTTTCGTCTACAATCAATCAAGATCCTAGACAAGTATATGACAATGGATGACAAGAAACCTATGATGTTTGTTCTTGATTCATTGGGTATGTTATCAACATCTAAAGAAGTAGAAGACTCTGAAGCAGGTAAAGAGACTAGAGATATGACAAGAGCACAGGTTGTTAAGTCTATATTCAGAGTATTGACATTAAAATTAGGTAAAGCAAACGTTCCTTTACTTGTCACTAACCATACATATGATGTAGTAGGTGCCTATATTCCTACAAAAGAAATGGGTGGAGGCAGTGGATTAAAATATGCAGCATCAAGTATCATCTATCTTTCTAAGAAAAAAGAAAAGGATGGGAAAGACGTAGTTGGTAATATTATTAAATGTAAGAATGCGAAGTCACGTTTAACAAAGGAGAATAGTACAGTTGAAACACGATTATTTTATGACCGTGGACTGGATAGGTATTATGGATTATTGGAACTGGGTGAGAAGTATGGAGTCTTCAAACGGAAAGGCAATCGCGTTGTTGTCGGTGAGTCTTCCGCCTATCCTTCTGCTATCCTTGCTGATCCCTCCAAGTATTTCACAGAGGAAATAATGCAGAAGTTAGATGAAGCAGCAGCAAAAGAGTTTAGATATGGCAACTAAGTTAGAAGAGTATGTTAGAACGTACGATGCAATGGTTCCTGATGATTTTTGTCAGGGGATACTTGAAGCGTTTGGAAAGTCCGACCTCCAGTATATTGACAGAGAGTTCAGACCTACATTCACGCAACTAAACCTAACTCAAAGATTACAAGTTCAAGATTCCCTATGGGTAGATAATCATAAGAAACTTGAAAAATATTTTGTAGATGCAGTAGAGTTATACATGGACGATCTACAGTTGGGTGCAGACTTTCCTGCAAAGTATTGCTTTGAAGAGTTTCGTTTGAAGTGGTATAAACCAAATAATTATGATCAGTTCAAAGAACATGTAGACGTCTATGATTACAATAGTGCTCGTAGATTTCTTGTAGTATTTTTATATTTAAATGATGTAGCAGAAGGAGGGGAAACATCTTTCTCAAACTTACAGTTGTCAGTTTCACCTAAACGTGGTAGAATATTAATATTCCCTCCTACTTGGATGTATAGACACGCAGGATTACCACCTGTGTCTAGTGACAAGTATATTCTAGGAACTTATTTGCATTACTTATGAATCTAGAACTCACGATATTATCTAATCTCGTCTATAATGAGAGATATGCTCGTAAAGTTCTTCCATTCTTAAAGGCAGAATATTTTACTGACAAGTCTCATAAGATTATCTTTCTAGAGATCCATGAGTATATAAGTCAGTATGATTCTTTGCCATCTCTTAATGCTCTTTCAATAGAATGTCAGGAGAGAGTTGATCTAACTGATGAGCAGTTTCAAACTATACTGGAGATTTTAAATGTCCTTTCCGATGATACCTCAGACTACGATTGGATCGTTGATACTACGGAAAAGTGGTGCCAAGAGCGTGCGATCTACCTATCTCTTATGGAGAGTGTCAAGATTGCTGACGGTCAAGATTCCAAACGTGACAAAGGTGCTATCCCTACGATACTATCTGAGGCACTTGGTGTATCGTTTGATCAAAGTGTAGGTCATGATTATCTAGACAATGCCTCTGAAAGATTTGATTTCTATCAACGTAAGGAAGACAAGATCCCATTTGATCTTGAGTTCTTTAATAAGATTACAAAAGGTGGACTACCTAACAAAACACTAAACGTTGCACTAGCAGGTACAGGTGTTGGTAAGTCTTTGTTTATGTGTCATGTTGCATCTTCTTGTTTACTTCAAGGTAAGAATGTTTTATACATTACTCTTGAAATGGCAGAAGAAAAAATAGCAGAGAGGATTGACTCTAATCTTTTGAACATTCCTATTCAAAAGTTATCTGATTTACCTAAGACAATGTTTCAAAAAAAGATTGTTGCACTAGGTAAGAAGACACAGGGTAAGTTAATCATCAAAGAATATCCTACTGCGTCTGCTCATGTCGGACACTTTAAATCTTTGATCAATGACTTAGCACTGAAAAGAAGTATCAAACCTGATATTATCTTTATTGATTATCTAAATATCTGTGCCTCTAGTAGGTACAAAGGATCCATAGTAAACTCGTATACCTATGTTAAAGCGATTGCTGAAGAACTCCGTGGTCTTGCAGTTGAGACTAATGTACCTATCGTCTCCGCCACTCAGACGACTCGTTCTGGTTTTGGTAGTAGTGACGTTGACCTTACTGATACGTCAGAATCCTTTGGTCTCCCTGCCACTGCTGATCTTATGTTCGCTCTCATTAGTACGGAGGAACTTGAGGAGATGAATCAGATCATGGTCAAACAACTCAAGAACAGATACAATGATCCAACAATGAATAAAAGATTCTGCGTTGGTATTGACAGAGCAAAGATGAGGTTGTATGATGTTGAAGAATCTGCACAAACAGATATTGTTGACTCTGGGCAAGTCGAATTAGATATTGCAGCAAAGTTTACTGCTAAGAAAAATTTCCAAGAACTCAAGTATGATTGATTTTCTAAAATATACACAGTTTGTTAATGCTGTGACGTCAGAAGAAAGTAAGTATGGCGGACATTTTCAAGATCGTCTAAGAGATTTAAACTCTAAAGACTTTCCTACACACAGAGCATTAACTGCTGCATTAGGACTATCTGCTGAGTCAGGTGAGTTCACAGAAATAGTAAAGAAGATAGTTTTCCAAGGTAAACCAGTTAACCAAGAAAATCTATTTCATATGAAACGTGAACTAGGTGATATTATGTGGTATTTTATACAAGCATGTATAGCACTAGATGTATCCCCAGAAGAGATAATCGAAATGAATGTAGAGAAGTTGAAGAGTAGATATCCAGGTGGAGAATTTGATGTACACTATTCCGAAAACCGTAAACAAGGAGACTTATGATTGGTAAACTAGATGCAGATGAAAGAGTATTATCTGAATCAGTAGATTTAGGTGAACAACCCATGCAACTTACACCAGAGTTGATTAGTAAAATCAATGAGTATATGGCACATACGAAAAGAGATGGGTCTTACAACTGGTTACCTACTGACGAGTATGAAGTACAAATAGCAGGTACGTTTGCTGCTGATAGATTTATTGTTATCAAAAACAAATCAAAGAATCCAGTGATCCCTGCTGCACCTCATCCTGACTTTGATTATGAAAAGAAGGTCTTTACTAAAGATGGTAGAGAAGAGTATATGAAAGAATATGCAACTAAAAGATTACATGATGATATAAAGAAAGCATCACAATGAAGTATCACCTTTACGACGAACAAGAAAGACATCAAGGAAAGTTCGAGTCTGTCTACGAACTAAGAAAGTTTTTATGTGATCGTAAATATGATACCAACTGCGACAAAGATATAGGTTGCACATTTGACTACATTAAATCAATCAAATGGTTCTTTGAAATAGAAGAATAATGAATAAATAGGAATATGATTGGACAAGTTATAAAATATGTAAAAGAGATAAGAGACGCAGCAAAGTATATGTTGCAAGGTCTCTCTGTTACTCTTGACCATATGGGTCGTAGACCTGTAACTGTTCAGTATCCATACGAGAAACTCATACCATCTGAAAGGTATCGTGGTCGTATACACTATGAGTTTGATAAGTGTATCGCATGCGAGGTATGTGTAAGAGTATGCCCTATCAATCTCCCAGTAGTCGATTGGGTGATGAACAAACAAACAAAGAAAAAAGAACTTAGAAATTATTCGATAGACTTTGGAGCATGTATATTCTGCGGTAACTGTGTAGAGTATTGTCCCACTAACTGTTTATCCATGACGGAGGAATATGAACTTGCTACATTTGACA